AATCAGTGGGCGACATCATCAGGGATAAGATGGTGGTAAACCCGCCATTAAAAGTATGGCTGTGGTCTGATGGGCCATGGGCTCATGAAGTTGCAGTAACCCGATGGACGGACTGATGCTGGAGAATTTATGCAGGTCATTATTGATGGTGTCCCGTATGCACCAGCCTGCGCAATTTCATCGCGGATCGGGATTGCAATAACGACACACCAGCGCGCAGACGTTTTAAAACGTTCACTCGAACAGCATCTGAGGCATCTGCCAGCCGGGTCGCTGGTGGTGGTTATCGACGACGGTTCTCAACCTGCCGCCGTAGTACCTGACGGAGTGCAGTTGCGTCGCCATGAAACATCACTCGGCATTGTTGCTTCGAAGAACGCCAGCCTGTCAGCCCTGATGGATGCCGGGTGCGAACATCTATTTTTATGGGATGACGACGCCTGGCCTATCGCCGACAACTGGCATCTTCCTTACATCGAATCCCCTGAGCCGCACCTCGCTTATCAGTTCCTCGATCTGGCAGGGACGAATAAGCTGAAGGATATGGCGGTCCTGTACCGGGATGATAAGCACATCGCTTACACCGGGCAGCGCGGCGTGATGCTGTATTACCACCGTAGCGCTATCGAGAAGGTTGGCGGTTTCGATCCGGTTTACGGTCGCGGCATGTACGAGCACAGCGACCTCGCCCTGCGCATCCATAACGCAGGACTGACTACGTGGGCTTACGCTGATGTCCTCGGTTCAGACAAGCTGATCCATTCTCTCGATGAGCATGAAGCCGTAGAGCGTTCGGTACCGCGCTCCGACAGACAGGCGCTGGTGGAACGTAACGTGAAGATCCACAACGCACGGCGTGATGCCGGGTTTACTGGTTACGTTGAATACCGCCAGCAGCGCGACGTGGTTATCACAACGCTGCTCACCAGTCAGCCTGACCCGCAGCGCGGCACGAAAATGGCGGCCTCGCCTGACATGCTGAGCAAATGGGCAGCCTCGCTTCGCCAGTGTGGGCGTATAGCGCTGGTGGATGAATTACTGACAGCCCCGGCAGATGTTGAGCTGTATCTCGTACCTGACGTGAAGATGAATGTCTACTTCCGTCGCTGGCTGCACATCTGGCAGCACCTGCGAGAACACCCTGAATACCGGTTCGTCTGGTGTACCGATGGTACCGATGTCGAAATGCTTCGCGCGCCGTGGGAAGAAATGGAAGCCGGAAAGGTGTATGTCGGTTCAGAACCAAAGACCTACGCTGATACCTGGGCAAAGCAGAATCATCCGGAGCGCATCTATCAGGAGTTCATTGAAGCGCACCGAAACGATGTGATGCTTAACGCTGGTCTGCTGGGGGGCACCCGCGCTGATGTAATGGCGTTCGCTCACGGCATCATCCGTCTTTACTACCGGATCGAGAGCTATCGTTTCTGGAAGAAAGAACAGGCTGGCGCCGCGGTGGGGGACATGATCGCTTTTGGCATTGTCGCTAAGTCTTTTGGCGATCGCATTGTCACCGGCCCGCGCATCCATACAGTTTTTAAAACTGATGGCATCGGCAAAGAAAATGCCTGGTGGCGCCATAAATAACAGGAGTTCTTATGATTTCGTATGAGGTTGAGTTCCCGACTGAAAAATCGTTTAGCTTAAAAATTAATGGTTACTCTTCAGCAGAGGGACTGGACTGTAAAACGGTTGAGGCTATTGGCGGAGACGTCAAAGTACAAATCGATAAGAAAATAATGCTGACTGTACCTTATCGTGAAGACATTACGGCAGACTTTACTCTTGAAGGTTACAAGCAGCGCGCTGAAACTCACGCGAAAACTGTAATCGATCAGATTGTGAATGCGGCTCAGCACCGAGCCGCTGACGATTTAATTCAGGAAGTTACGAACGCGGTTGCTTCTTCTGAATTATTTTCTCAACTCTCTTAATCGCTTCGTGAGCATCTGGGGCAGATGAAATTTCAGGCGGTGTAACCTCCTTCAGTACATCCATCAGAACGTCCCCAACATTCTGTTTTGGTGACAGCTTGTTAACAGCTTCAATAATCAAAGAAAAAACCAGTTTATTGGTGGCTTTTTCAATCTTTAATTCACGTTGTAAATCTGCAACTGCTTTTTCCAGTTCTGACATGGAACCCATGGGTATTTTCCTTTTCGGAGGTAATCAGCCATCCCCCCGCGACAGAGTGCGCCAGTGTCCCACCACTGACGGGCTGAATGCTTACCTTAACCAGGGTTAAAACGAAGCAACACCCTGATATTCAGACAGTAGCCGCCATCGTGCGGCTTTTTTATTGGAGATTCGCTGGTGGCTGAAGAGATTAAGTTTGTGGTGGTCGGCCATCACTCTCGCACAGGACATGCACAACGTCTTGCTGCGCTGCTGGATGCTCATCTGCTGATTGATGACGGTAACCACGGTGCGAACTGGAATCATCGCCGCGCGCTTGAGTGGGCAGCAGAGCAAACATGCCGGGTAGTAGTGTTGGAAGACGACGCACTGCCAGTACATGGATTCGCCGAAAAGGTAACGTACTGGCTGGCGCGCTTCCCTGACGACATGCTGAGCTTTTATCTCGGTACCGGCCGACCGCCGCAGTATCAGAAAGAGATTGCCGGAATGCTGGTGGAATCAGACAGAGTAAACGCTGATTACCTTGTTCTTAGCAAACTGATTCACGGCGTATGTTATAGCCCTCCTCAGGGCAGGCCGGCGCGCATGCTTAACGCATGGAATAAAACGCTGGCAGCTGATTACGCCGTCGGTGAGGCATTCGGTGGTCGGGTGATTTATCCGTGTTACTCGCTGGTGGATCACGCTGACCTCCCGACGGTTGAGCGTCACCCTGACAACGAACCGAGGACGGAACGCCGCCGCGCATGGAGACTGGCATGAACAAAGAGCCCCGCGTATATGGCAGCCGATGGGATAAGGCCCGTCTGCGTTTCCTGCAGCAGCACCCACTATGTGTGATGTGCGAGCAGCAGGGGCGCATAACCCCAGCAACGGTGGTTGACCATATCGAGCCCCACAAACTTAAAGATGCGCTTAAGTCAGGTAACCCTCTGGCCATATCGAAAGCACAGCACCTGTTCTGGAGTAAAGAGAACTGGCAGCCACTGTGCAAAGCACATCATGATTCAACGAAACAGAGAATGGAGAAGAGCGGCGCGGTAATAGGCTGTGATGCCAACGGCTACCCGCTCGATCCTGCGTCTCACTGGAGGACATAATGAAAGACCTCATCATTGAATACCGCGATGGTAAGTTTGTTCAGCTGACAATTGATGGCGTAGCGATGAAGACTGTTACCTCTATTCAGTTCTCTCACACGGTAGGAGAAAACGTGCCGACGCTGACCTTCTCAGGTCATGTGTGGCCCGAGCATGGGAAAGGCGCTCAGAAACTCGAACAGGTTGATAAACAGACCTCCTGGCATGATGAAGCAAAGCAGATTATGAACGATTGAAATCGTTTTAAATGCAATCATTTCAAGTGAGAATGAATCCCATCAAGGGCAGGGGGGGATCAAATCTTCAAAACCTTTGCCCCAAATGACCGCCGCCAAAGTTTGAATTTAACGCTAACCCGATTTTTTTAGTTTTAAGGTGTTGACATATGGCAGATAAACGAACCCGTTCCGACAGTTCGGCGGCAGCGGTTCAGGCCATGAAAAATGCAGCTGTGGACACCATCGATCCGCCGTCCCATGCAGGTTTGGAGAAAAAAGCCGAACCATTCTGGCATGACAATATCAGATCGAAAGCTCTGGACAGCTGGACGCCTGCCGACCTGCTGGCCGCCGTAGAACTGGCTAATAATCAGCTCTATATCACCGTTTTACGCAAAGATTTACGCAAAGAAGAGCGTATACGCGGGGAGGAGCGAGACGAAGGCCTCATCAAAGACCTCCGCAAGCAAATTGTTGAGCTACAACGAACTATGCTGGCTCAGCGCCGTGACCTCCAGATCCATTCCCACGCAACCAACGGCGAAAGCCGCGACCAGAAGAAACGCAATCAGAATGATCGTGATGCACGAAATACCAAAACCGAGCATCAGGACCAGGACGACAACCTGATCGCCTTTCCCAAGCACGGATAAAAGACTATGACGCGAGGTGAGCGTGTAATAGCGTTCATTGAGCGCTTTTGCATCGTGCCGGAAGGCAAGCTTATCGGCCAGCCAATGAGGCTGGACACCTTTCAGAAAGAATTCATCCTGGCGGTTTACGACAATCCAGCCGGAACGGATATGGCGATCCTCAGCATCGCCCGAAAAAATGGTAAGACTGGCCTAATTGCCGGAATTCTGCTGGCTCACCTGGTGGGGCCTGAAGCGGTGCAGAACACTCAGATTGTCAGCGGTGCACTCAGCCGGGAACAGGCGGCCATTGTTTTTAACCTCGCGGTGAAGATGGTTAACCTGAACCCCAAGCTACAGGAGATTGTGCACATTACGCCCAGTGGCAAAAAGCTGATCGGCCTGCCGTGTAACGTCGAATACAAGGCTTTATCCGCAGAAGGTAAGACGACGCACGGCCTTTCCCCCATACTGGCAATTCTCGATGAAACCGGGCAGGTCAGGGGGCCGCAGGATGATTTTATCGATGCAATAACTACGGCGCAGGGGGCCCATGAAAACCCGCTGCTGATTGTTATCAGTACGCAGGCAGCAAACGATGCTGACCTGCTGAGCATCTGGATTGATGATGCGGTCAAATCGAAAGATCCGCACATCGTGTGCCACGTTTATGAAGCGCCAAAAGACGCTGATATCAGTAAACGCGAGTCCTGGCTGGCTGCGAACCCGGCACTGGGAACATTCAGGTCAGAAAAAGATATGGCGCGCCAGGCTGAGAAAGCTGGCCGAATGCCAAGCTTCGAAAACACCTTCCGAAACCTCAACCTCAATCAGCGCGTATCTACCGTATCGCCGTTTATCTCCCGCAGCGTGTGGGAGCTTTGCGGAGAGATGCCGATTAACACGCCGAGGAAGTGGTACGCGGGGCTGGATCTGTCAGCCAGGAACGACTTAACGGCGCTGGTTATCGCTGGTGAAGCAGATGATGGTGTCTGGGATGTTTTCCCCTTCTTCTGGACACCGCAAAAAACTCTTGAAGAGCGAACCAAAACGGACCGCGCACCCTATGACGTTTGGGTGAGAGAGCGGCTGCTGCGCACCACGCCAGGCGCTTCGGTGGATTACTCATTCGTCGTTGCGGATATCGCTGAAATTATCGGTGATTTCGACCTTACGTCGATGGCTTTTGACCGCTGGCGCATTGACCAGTTCAGGAAGGATGCCGATGCCATTGGGCTGAGCCTCCCGCTGGTCGAGTTCGGCCAGGGATTTAAGGATATGGGGCCAGCTGTAGACACGCTGGAGTCTCTGATGCTTAACGGGCGTGTGAGGCATGGCATGCACCCCGTATTAACGATGTGTGCTGTGAATGCGGTGGTGGTGAAAGATGCTGCTGGCAACCGCAAGCTCGATAAATCCAAAGCAACGGGCCGTATTGATGGCATGGTCGCAATGACAATGTCCGTTGGTGCTGCTAATGGGGAAGTTACCGAACCGGGTGGTGACTTCGACGACTTCATTTTCCGACCGCTGAGCATGTGATGGAAGAACCTAAATACACGATTGACCTGCGAACCAATAACGGCTGGTGGGCAAGGCTACAGTCCTGGTTTGTCGGCGGGCGTTTAGTCACCCCAAATCAGGGCTCACAGACGGGGCCTGTTTCGGCCCACGGACACCTGGGCGATTCATCCATTAACGATGAACGGATACTGCAAATTTCGACGGTTTGGCGCTGCGTGAGCCTGATTTCAACGCTCACGGCATGCTTACCGCTTGATGTCTTCGAAACTGACCAGAATGACAACCGCAAAAAAGTGGGTTTGAGCAATCCGCTGGCGCGACTGCTGCGCTACTCACCGAATCAGTACATGACCGCCCAGGAATTCAGGGAGGCCATGACGATGCAGCTCTGTTTCTACGGTAACGCGTATGCACTGGTGGACCGCAACAGCGCGGGTGACGTGATCAGCCTTCTCCCGCTTCAGTCTGCCAATATGGATGTGAAACTCGTCGGGAAAAAAGTGGTTTATCGCTATCAACGCGACAGCGAATACGCCGACTTTTCGCAGAGAGAGATTTTTCACCTTAAAGGCTTCGGATTCACCGGGCTGGTCGGCCTGTCACCCATTGCTTTTGCCTGTAAATCGGCAGGTGTGGCAGTTGCGATGGAGGACCAGCAGCGAGATTTCTTTGCCAACGGCGCCAAGTCTCCGCAAATCCTCTCAACCGGCGAAAAAGTGCTGACTGAACAGCAGCGCTCGCAGGTCGAAGAGAACTTCAAAGAGATCGCCGGCGGTCCGGTTAAAAAACGCCTCTGGATTCTGGAAGCGGGCTTTTCCACATCGGCAATTGGCGTAACGCCGCAGGATGCCGAGATGATGGCGTCCCGAAAATTCCAGGTTAGCGAGCTGGCGCGATTCTTTGGCGTACCGCCTCACCTTGTCGGCGATGTGGAGAAGTCAACGAGCTGGGGCTCAGGCATCGAGCAGCAAAATCTCGGTTTTCTACAGTACACACTACAGCCCTATATCTCCCGGTGGGAAAACAGCATTCAGCGTTGGCTTATCCCGGCTAAGGATGTTGGCCGGATTCACGCTGAGCATAATCTTGATGGTCTTTTAAGGGGCGATTCTGCATCCCGCGCAGCCTTCATGAAGGCAATGGGCGAATCTGGGCTCCGCACCATTAACGAGATGCGTCGAACTGACAACATGCCTCCATTACCTGGTGGCGATGTGGCAATGCGACAGGCGCAATACGTGCCGATCACCGACTTAGGAACCAACAAAGAGCCCCGTAATGACGGGGCTTAATTTTTATGGGGGCCGTAATGCCTGAAATTGTAAAAACGCTCTCTTTCGACGAGACAGAAATCAAATTCACTGGTGACGGAAAGCAGGGGATCTTTGAAGGATATGCCTCTGTCTTTAATAACACTGATTCCGATGGCGACATCATTCTTCCCGGGGCGTTTAAAAACGCACTGGCAAACCAGACCCGAAAAGTGGCGATGTTTTTTAACCACAGGACGTGGGAACTGCCAGTAGGAAAATGGGACAACCTGGAAGAAGACCAAAAAGGGCTGTATGTGCGCGGTCAACTAACGCCAGGGCATAGCGGGGCCACTGATCTGAAAGCTGCAATGCAGCACGGTACGGTTGAGGGCATGTCGGTTGGCTTTTCCGTGGCAAAAGATGATTACACCACCATTCCCACCGGTCGAATTTTCAAGAATGTCCAGGCACTGCGCGAAATAAGCGTCTGCACCTTCCCGGCCAACGAACAGGCTGGCATTGCAGCTATGAAAAGTGTCGACGGCATTGAAACGATCCGTGATGTGGAGAACTGGCTGAGGGATTCAGTCGGCCTCACCAAATCACAGGCAGTTGGGCTAATTGCCCGGTTTAAGTCAGCGATTCGGAGCGAGTCCGAGGGCGACGGAAACGAAGCACAAATCAAAGCTCTGCTTCAGAGCATCCAATCTTTCCCTTCTAACTTAGGTAAATAATTATGTCTGAACTCGCTCTTATTCAAAAAGCTATCGAAGAATCCCAGCAGAAAATGACCCAGCTTTTCGATGCGCAGAAAGCAGAAATCGAAAGCACGGGCCAGGTTTCCAAACAGTTGCAGTCCGACCTGATGAAAGTACAGGAAGAGCTGACCAAATCCGGCACTCGCCTCTTCGATCTGGAACAGAAACTGGCATCCGGCGCTGAGAATCCTGGTGAGAAGAAATCCTTCTCTGAACGGGCTGCTGAAGAGCTTATTAAGTCATGGGACGGTAAACAGGGCACCTTCGGCGCGAAAACGTTTAACAAGTCACTAGGCAGTGACGCTGATTCAGCTGGCTCACTGATCCAGCCGATGCAGATCCCAGGCATCATCATGCCAGGCCTGCGTCGTCTTACCATTCGTGATCTGCTGGCTCAGGGCCGCACTTCCAGTAACGCTCTGGAATATGTGCGTGAAGAGGTGTTTACCAATAACGCCGACGTGGTGGCAGAGAAAGCGCTGAAGCCAGAATCGGATATCACCTTCAGCAAACAAACCGCGAACGTGAAGACCATCGCGCACTGGGTGCAGGCATCACGTCAGGTGATGGATGATGCGCCAATGCTTCAGTCCTACATTAACAACCGCCTCATGTACGGCCTGGCACTGAAGGAAGAGGGCCAGCTGCTGAATGGCGACGGTACCGGGGATAACCTGGAAGGGCTGAACAAAGTGGCAACCGCCTATGACACCTCGCTGAATGCCTCCGGCGACACCCGCGCTGACATTATCGCTCACGCTATTTATCAGGTGACCGAGTCTGAGTTCAGCGCTTCCGGTATCGTCCTGAACCCGCGCGACTGGCACAACATCGCGTTGCTGAAAGACAATGAAGGCCGCTATATCTTCGGTGGTCCTCAGGCATTCACCAGTAACATCATGTGGGGCCTGCCAGTGGTTCCGACTAAGGTGCAGGCCGCCGGCACCTTTACCGTAGGTGGTTTCGATATGGCATCACAGGTCTGGGATCGCATGGATGCCACCGTGGAAGTCAGCCGTGAAGACCGCGATAACTTCGTGAAAAACATGCTGACCATCCTGTGCGAAGAGCGTCTGGCGCTGGCGCATTATCGCCCGACAGCAATCATCAAGGGCACCTTCTCTTCTGGCTCATGATGGAGGGGGCGGGGAAACCCGCCCTTTTAACGTATGGCGATAGATGTTCTGGATGTAATTTCCCTCAGTCTGTTTAAGCAGCAGATTGAGTTTGAGGAAGACGACAGGGACGAGCTGATCACGCTGTACGCCCAGGCCGCTTTTGACTACTGCATACGCTGGTGCGATGAACCAGCATGGAAGGTTGCGGCTGATATTCCTGCCGCCGTTAAGGGCGCCGTTCTGCTTGTCTTTGCTGACATGTTTGAACACCGGACGGCACAAAGCGAAGTGCAACTTTATGAGAATGCAGCCGCCGAACGCATGATGTTCATTCATCGCAACTGGCGCGGTAAAGCCGAATCAGAGGAGGGCTCCTGATGGAACCGGGACGATTCAGGCACCGGGTAAAAATTCTCACCTTCACAACCTCGCGTGATCCATCTGGCCAGCCGGTTGAATCGTGGAGAGGTGGCAGGCCGATTTCTGCCGAGGTGAAGGGGATCAGCGGCAGAGAGCAGCTGTCAGGCGGCGTGGAGACGGCGCAGGCAACTATTCGCGTATGGATGCGCTTCAGGGCTGACCTGAACGCCTCTTCTCGTCTGGAAGTGCTAAGCGGGCCGTATAAAGGCCAGGTGCTAAATATCATCGGTCCTCCGGTAGCAAATTCGACCGGCACTCGCCTGGAAATTCTTTGCAAAACGGGAGCTGAAAAATGATTGAGACGAGCCTCGATTTTTCCGGGTTAAATGACATAGCAAAGGATCTGGAGGCGCTTAGCCGCGCTGAAAACAATAAGGTTCTTCGTGATGCCACGCGCGCCGGCGCGGAAGTGCTTAAGGAAGAAGTGATCGCACGTGCACCGGTACGTACCGGAAAACTGAAAAAAAACGTGGTGGTGGTTACCCAAAAAAGCCGCCGCCGCGGGGAAATTTCTTCCGGCGTCCATATTCGTGGCGTTAACCCGCGCACCGGCAACAGCGATAACACGATGAAGGCGAATAACCCGAGAAACGCCTTTTACTGGCGATTCGTTGAAATGGGAACTGCCAACATGCCGCCGCATCCTTTCATTCGTCCCGCGTTTGACGTCCGACAGGAGCAGGCGACAGAGGTCGCGATCAGGCGCATGAACCAGGCCATTGACGAGGCATTAAGCAAATGACGGAAGACGATCTCTATCCTCTGCTGGAACCGCTGGCCGGAGGGCAGGTTTATCCCTACGTTGCACCGCTCGGCAGTGACGGGAAACCTTCAGTCTCACCGCCCTGGGTAATTTTCTCGATTATTACCGAGGCGGCCGCTGACGTTCTCTGCGGTCAGGCGGAATCCGCCGTTTCGGTGCAAGTCGATGTTTACTCCAGCACTATCACTGAAGCGCGTACGATCAGGAATATGGCGCTGGAAGCCCTGCAAACATTGAAGCCTGAGAACATTGTCAAAACGCCTGGTTATGAACCTGATCTGCATTTTCACCGGGCCACGCTCGAATTTCAGGTGATCGTTTAAGTTCATTCACCATCACAGACCGCTCCGGCGGTCTTTTTTTTATCTGGAGAAATCATGACCAGTAAGTATGAAGTTACAAAGGGGATGACCTTTGCCGTCTCCGACGCACCCGTAACCGCCGAGGATTTTAATGCCTCAGGTTTCCCGGGGGCTGGTGTTACCTGGCTGGAAGCGGCCTGTGCAACAAAGGAGATCACCTTCACGGGCGGTCAAAAAGGGGATATTGACGTAACCACGCTTTGCTCAACTGAACAAGAGCAAACCAACGGCCTCGCCGCGCCTGCTGAAATGAGCATTACCCGTAACTGGGTTGGCGATGAAGCAGCACAGGAGGCACTCCAGACCGCTTACGAAAATGACGAACTGCGTGCGCTTCGCGTGGTATTCCCGTCTGGTAATGGTTTCTACGTGCTGGTGGAGGTTCGTCAGAGCTCATGGTCTGCTGCAACCTCTTCCGTTGTTGGCGCGACTTATTCTCTGCGTGTACGTGGCAAACCTAAACGCATCTATGCGTCTGGTTCCTGAGCGGCTTCGGCCGCTTTTTTTATCCCTTCGACCAAGTAACAAGAGAACAATGAAATGGCGCAAAAAACATCACAGAATTCACTACGCGACGTGGCGCTTACTGCATCGAAAGCCTATCGCACAAAAGACGGTATCACGGTCCCTGAGTGGGATGGCGCAAAGGTAACGCTGCGTGAACCGTCCGGCGATGCCTGGGTGAAATTCCGGGAAATCGTAAATCCGCAGCTCGCCGAAGGCGAAGAGGCCCCGACGCTGACGGAGGCGGAGAAGTTCCTGCGTAACAAAGAGGCGGATGTGGTTCTGTTTATTGACGTACTGCTGGATGAAAACGGCGAGCGCGTATTCAGTGACGAGGATCAGGAGCTGGTATCCAAAATTTATGGTCCTGTGCATGCGCGCCTGCTGGCTCAGGCTCTTGGCCTCGGAATGAGTCAGGAAGAAGCGGGAAAGCCGTAAAGCAGCCGCTGACCTTCTTCCTGATGTCGCTGGCGCTCCGGATGGGGCGCACTCTGCACGAGCTGCGCCAGACCATAACCGCCAGCGAGCTCAAAATGTGGATCGAGTTTGACCGCATAAGTCCTGTTGGGGACTGGCGTTCCGATGCACAGGCGGCGCAGATCTCCGTTGCAATGCTGAACTCTCAGGGCGGGAAATTCACCATACCTGACGTGATGCTGAAATGGGGTGAGCAGGGAGAAGGCTCTGAAGTCTCTGAACTTGAAGAATGGATGTCCAGTCTTTGACGCCCGCGGCTGCGGGCTTTTTTTATGGGTGAAATATGGCAACGCTGCGCGAGCTAATCATTAAAATTTCTGCGAACTCGTCTTCTTTTCAGTCTGAGATCGCCAGAGCGTCCCGTATGGGGACGGATTACTACCGCACTATGGAACAGGGCGGGAAAAAAGCAGCAGCGGCCACGCGAGAAACTCAGCGGTCTTTGGCTGACCTGAATTCTCAGCTCGCAACTGTACGTTCATCAGCGGCTGGGCTTGCCGGGGCATGGGCTGGCGCATTTGCCACGCATCAACTTGTTCAGTTTGCTGATACCTGGAACCAGCTGAATGGCCGTCTTCGCCTTGCGTCCTCTTCCAGTGAGGATTACGTGCAATCCCAGCGCGTGCTGATGGAGATTAGCCAGCGCACCGGAACATCCCTCGAGGCAAACAGCAACTTATACAGCAGAATTGCGCAGTCCCTGCGCGATGCCGGTTACGCTTCTGCTGACGTCGCAAAAGTTACGGAAACCGTAGCAACCTCGCTGAAGCTGTCAGGCGCCAGTACCGAAGAGGCGAGCTCTGTAATCACCCAGCTTAGCCAGGCACTTGGCTCAGGTGTTTTGCGAGGCGAAGAATTTAACTCCATCATGGAGAACGGTGGCCGCCTGGCGAAACTGCTGGCTGATGGTCTGGGTACCACTGTTGGTGGCCTGCGAAATATGGCCAACAACGGCGAGCTGACGACCAACAAGATCGTCCCGCTGCTGACAAACGTAGAGATCCTCCGTAAAGAATTCGACACCTTGCCAGCATCCATCAGCGGCTCTGCACAGAAAGTGCAAAATGCGTTTCTCGCCTGGGTTGGCGGGGCGAACGATGCCGTCGGCGCATCCTCCACGCTATCCGGCGTGCTGGATGGTCTGGCGAATAACATTGATGATGTGGCAAACACGGCCGGTATTCTTGTTGGCGTGGGTCTGGCTCGCTATTTTGGCAATATGGTCGGCAGCGTCGGCCAGTCAACCCGTGCAGTGCTCGCTAATACGGCCGCCGAGGTTGCGCTGGCTCAGGCTCAGGTCCGTGGCGCTCAGGTTAGCGTTGCTGCTGGCCGCCAGGCGGTTTACCGCGCTCAACAGGCGCGCGCAGCTGCGACAAGTATTGAGGCTCAGATTGTTGCCGAACGTAATCTTGCCGCAGCTCAGGCATCCCTGAACACAGCGATTGCTGGCAGGGCTTCTGCCGTTAACAACCTCACCAATACAGCCTCGGTGATGTCACGGCTGGGTAGCGGAGTGTTGGGCATTCTCGGTGGCTGGCCTGGCGTTATTATCGGCGCCGGGGCTGCTATGTACGGTCTTTATCAGCATACCCAGCAGGTACACCGTGAGGCTGTGGGCTTTGCCAACAACCTTGACGAGATCAACACCAAACTCCAGCAGATGTCTGTGCTCGGCCTTCGCTCGACCGCCGCAGATGCGCGGACCTCTTTACAGGCGCAAAAGCAAGACCTGGCCGACCTCGACTCTCAGATCGCGAAGGTGAAAGACAGCCTCAAGGCGGTTGACCAAATCCAGCAGGATTATAACCGCCATCCGACGCTGACCTTGATCAATACTTTCATGGACCAGGCCGACATCACGGCCAAAAACATCGAACTTACCGATAAGCTGAACCAGCTGGAGTATCAGCGCGAACAGGCCGCTTCAAAAGTCGAACAAACGCAGAAGCTGGTAAACGATGCCAGCGACCTGGCAACGCAAAAGGCTATTGAACAGGCTGGCGCCGTCTCAATCCTGAAAGGTGCCTATGACCTGCTAAACCGCTCAATGTCAGCAACCGCAGGCGCTAAACCTCCGCAGTATGCCGGGCCAGTGGTCTCACTGGCTAATGCAACGCCTCAGCAGCAAACAGCACTGGAACGATCACGCCGCGAAAATGAGCTGGCCAGCTTAAGTGGTTTAGAGAAACTTCATCAGCAGCACGTTTATGAAGCGGAAGATCTAAAGCTGACTGGAGCACTTTATACCCAGTACATCTACAACAAGGATCAGGCCGCCAAAAAGGATGCAGCAGCAGCCGAGGCAAAAAAAACCTCTACTGCCGCCTCAAGTGCTCAGAGTAAAGCTGAGCGCGCAGCAGCCAGCACCGCTGAGCAATATGCCCGCAAAATGGCCGATCTGAGCGTGGCTATCGATGTGCAACGCGTCAGGGCAACGGAAGGAGAAAAAGCGTCTGAGCTCTATGCAGCGTCGCATCAGGCAGGCACTAAATGGACCGATGAGCAGCGCAAGGCTATTCAGGCATCATCAGCAGAGCTGGCAAAATGGACGCAAAAAGCCGACGAGAACGTGCGCAAGCAGCGCGAACAAGCCGATGCCCTGAAGGATTTAACTGAAGCGGCCCGAAAGTTCAGGGATGAGGCGACACTGACAACCGAAACCGCAGGCATGAGCGATCGCCAGCGCAGCCGGTTCGACGAGACGCAACAGATCGAGCGTGTTTTTGCTAAAACGGACGGCGGCACTGAGGCCATCGCACAGCGGGCGGCTGCCCTCGATGACCTGGATAAGAAATACAAAGCTATAGCAGCAGCTGAAGCGGACTGGATGGCCGGAGTATCGCGCGGCTATGCGAATTGGTTCGATGAAATCAGCAATGTTTCCGGCACGGTTTCTGACGGGGTGAAAACCACACTCGACAGCGCGTTTAGTAATGTCACCTCAATGCTCGAAGGCAATAAGGTCAGCTGGAAATCCTGGGGTATCTCTGTTTTACAGATTATCGAAAAAGTCGCTCTGCAAATGGCAGTGGTCAGCGCGATGGGGGGTGGGTCTTCCGGTTCTGGCATTTTTGGCTCACTCATCGGCAGCGTAGGCAGCTTCTTCGGGGGCGGTGCGGGAGCATCAGCCAGTACCGGTACTGCGGTTTCCAGTTACGGTTCGAGCTTCCAGTTTAACGCTAAAGGCGGCGTTTATGACTCTCCATCTCTGAGCGCTTTCAGTAATGGGATCGTCAGAAACCCCACCATGTTCGCTTTCGCCAAAGGCGGGGCCGGAATCATGGGCGAGGCCGGGCCGGAGGCAATCATGCCGCTGACCCGCGCACCGGATGGTAATCTCGGTGTCCGTTTTATTGGGGGAGGTGGTGGTCAGTCTGTATCTTCAGCGCCACAGGTTTATATCACCATTGATGGCAACGGAAACACTCAAACTCAGGCGACAACTGGCTATGAGCAATTTGCGCGGGAAGTTGGTGCTTTTACAGATAAGCGTTACAGGGAACTGATAATGAGAGATTTAGCGCCAGGAGGCGCTATCTGGAATATGGCTAAAGGGGGGCGCTGATGGCTATCGAAACTTTCACATGGTGCCCACGAATTAACGCTGAGGCAGATATAAATTTCCGCGTCAGGAAAGCACAGTTTGGTGATGGATATGAGCAGGTTTCAGGGGATGGATTGAATACCAGAACCCAGCAGTGGACGCTCAACTTTACTGGCAACGAAACCTACATTTCCGCCATTAAATCTTTTCTCGACAGGCATGAAGGGACGAAAGCCTTTCAGTGGAAGCCACCGCTCGAACCTTTGGGTTTGTATCGTTGCGAAACGTATAAACCCACCGGGCTCGGCGCTGGGAAATTCAACCTTGAAGCAACATTCATCCAGGCATTTAAACCATGAGCTTAAACGCAGACTATCAGAAGCTGGAATCAGGGAACGACGTTCGCCTGATTGAGGTGGACGGTTCTTCTTTTGGACTGACGGAAGTTCTCCGCTTTCACAATTACAACATTCCCCACACCGAAGCGGAAATAGTCGCCGCTGGCGGGGATGAGGCCAAGCTCCCGGCGAAACCAATCTGGTGGCAGGGTAATGAATATTCCGCCTGGCCGTATCAGCTGGAAGGGCTGGAGAAATCGACCAGTGGCAGCAATGCGACGCCATCACTGACGGTCGCGAACATCGAAAGCTCTATTTCTGCCCTGTGTCTTGCGTACGACGATTTGCTACAGGCTAAGGTCACTATTCACGACACAAAGGCAAAATATCTCGATGCGAAAAACTTCGCAGGCGGTAACCCTACAGCAGATCCGACTCAGGAGAAAATTCAGGTCTGGTATATCGACGGGAAAACGACCGAGCTTGCCGGCGAAACCATCGAGTTTGTACTGTCCAGCCCTATGGATCTTCAGGGGCAAATGATCCCCACGCGGCAGCTTCATTCCCTGTGCACATGGTGCATTCGTAATAAGTACCGCACCGGCGACGGCTGCGACTATGCCGGTACGCGCTATTTCGACAAAAACAACAACCCGGTAAGCGATCCGTCACTGGATGAATGCAACGGCACACTGACGGCCTGCAAACTTCGGTTCGGTGAAAGCAACGAACTCTCGTTTGGTGGGTTCCCGGGTACGTCGCTGATCAGGAGTTGATATGCGTCAGAAAACCATTGATGCGATTATGGCGCATGCAGCCGCTGAACATCCACGTGAGTGCTGTGGTGTGGTGGCGCAGAAAAGCCGCGTTGAACGTTATTTTCCTTGCCGGAATCTTGCCGCGGCGCCGGAGGACAATTTTGTCCTTTGCCCTGAAGATTACGCAGCCGCTGAGGACTGGGGTACGGTAATCGCCATCGTTCATAGCCACCCTGACGCCACGACGCAGCCGAGCGAACTGGATAAAGCGCAATGTGACGCAACGCTTTTACCCTGGCATATCGTGAGCTGGCCCGAGGGGGATTTACGCACCATTCAGCCGCGCGGAGAGTTGCCGCTGCTGGAGCGTCCGTTTGTGCTTGGTCACTTTGACTGCTGGGGGCTGGTGATGAGCTATTTCCGGCAAACGCATGGTATCGAACTCCACGATTACCGGGTTGATTATCCCTGGTGGGAAAACGACTACCCGGACAACTTCTATCAGGATTGCTGGTACGAGTGCGGGTTCCGTGAATTCGACGGGCCGCCGAAACCTGGCGATATGGTGATCATGCAGGTGCAGGCTGATAAGTGGAACCACGCGGGTATACTGCTGGAGGGCAATATGCTGCTGCACCATCTGTACGGTCACCTGAGTCAGCGCGTGCCGTATGGTGGATACTGGCAGGAACGAACGATGAAGATTCTACGTTACAAATCTCTGTGCTAACCTTTTGTAAAACCAAAGGGGGTAGGGATATGAAAAAAGCATTTTTGGCACTTTCTTTGTTAATCATGGCTGGATGTTCGAGCATGCAGGATCTTCGGAATGAGCCAGCGTCAAATACTTTTCAATCAAGGAAAAAAATTGATGCGGTATCTGAATGTATACTTGTTGGCTGGCAAGAAGAAAGCCAAAAATACGGAAGTGTTTTTATTCAGCCTTATGACGGTGGCAAAACTGTTTTTACACAATCTCAACTTGAGATAGTTGATTTAATATCTGAAGGTGGAATTACCAAGATAGAATTTCGACATCAAGGTGGCCTTTTTGCTTATCGAATCAACAGCCGGATAAAAGTAATAGAACACTGTATTTAACCAATACTTAACCCGCTTCGGCGGGTTTTTTTATGGTGAGAATATGAAAGAAGTAATGACAACAATTCAGCTCGGCGGAGTATTAGGAAAGACCTTCGGTACAACACATAAACGACTGATATCCCGTACTGGTGAAGCAGCTATTGCTTTAAGTAAAACATTACCCGGTTTCGAAAGCTTCATGATCAGCAGTAAGCGTCGTGGATTAACTTTCGCAGTATTTAAAGGAAAAAGGAATATTGCCGCCGATGAGATGGGTTTTCCGTGTGAAGGCGACGTAGTAAGGATCATGCCAGTTGTTATCGGTAGTAAGCGAGCTGGTCTTTTTCAGACCATATTAGGAGCAGTTTTAATAGCCGCGGCTGTCTTTGTTTCTGGTGGTGTTGGCGCTGCTTTCGCTGCTGGTGGCTTGACGGGGTTTGCTGCTGCCACTGGTGCCTCGTTGGTCCTCGGTGGGGTTATTCAGCTGCTTTCACCGCAGCCATCAGGCATAGCCAGTAAACAAAGTGCAGATAACCGTGCATCGTATGCGTTTGGCGGGGTGACAAATACCGCCGCACAGGGTTACCCGGTTCCGCTCCTTTACGGCCGTCGACGCATAGGCGGCGCGATTATTTCTGCCGGGATTTATGTCGAGGATCAGCAGTAGGCTGTGACTTTATTATTGAAGGCTGACGAATCAGCCTTATGCGAGGTTATTATGGACTTTTATAGATTACTGGAGCATCTTCCCTCAAGGAAATGTGGGGCTGGCTCCTTCAGAGAGAGCCTTATTCAACCGTTTGGTGGATTCGAAGATGCTGTTAAACGTAGTGTTAAGCGCCTCCCATACCTCAACATCACCGTTCCCATACGCATTGAAGACCAGCCTGATTCTGTAGCCATCACGTTGATCAGCAGGCAGTGTGATGAAGTCTGTCGGTGCGAGCTGGATATCGATAAGGGCATTGAAGAAATCGGGCCTTTCTACCTGCAAATAAAGAGATGACATTCTCATCAGCCATGTAGAAATATCTTTGTGGCAGTTATATTGATGTTCTCTAAGAAAGAACTCTACCCGGCCATCTATTTTGTGGGAGAATTTGAACAGCGAATCAGTGTTCGCTATGACATTTTCCCTTAATGCACAATCATTGGTTTCAAAAGCTGATTCAGCACCGTTTATCCATTTCAGGAATGTATAGAATGTTTGGATAGCCTTTTTATCTTCGTGAGGCTTAAAGTCTTCAAGGACTTCGGTTATGAGTTCCGGGTGTTGAATGAAGTTTGAGTAAAAACCGGCCCTTTCGTTGTAAGCAGTTTTTCCCCACGGATGAGATCGTCTGTCTTGTTCAAAATCTCGTAAGGGATCAAAATTTATAAGCATCTTATTTCCTTAAGTGAGGTGTTCAGCCATGCCTCTTAATCAGTAAACGCCAGTGTCCCACCACTGACGGGCTGAATGCTTACCTTAACTAGGGCTTTCAATAAGCAACACCCTGATATTCAAACAGTAGCCACCTAAGGTGGCTTTTTTTATGGGCGCAATATGGCTACATCTACTCCGATTAGAGGCCGCAAGGGCGGCAGCTCAAGTTCCCGCACCCCGACTGAACAACCAGACGACCTCCAGTCCGTAGCAAAGGCCAAAATTCTTGTTGCGCTGGGAGAGGGGGAATTTGCCGGGCAACTGACGGCGAAAGATATCTATCTCGACGGCACACCACTGGAGAATGCAGACGGTTCGCAAAACTTCAGCGGCGTGGCGTGGGAATTCCGCCCGGGGACGCAGGCACAAAAATACATTCAGGGCATCCCCGGTACCGAAAACGAAATCAGCGTGGGAACCGAGGTAACGAGCGCTACAGCGTGGACACGAACCTTCACCAATACACAGCTTTCAGCGGTTCGTTTACGCCTGAAATGGCCATCGCTTTTCAAGCAGGAGGACGATAGCGATCTGGTTGGTTACTCGGTTAAGTATGCGATTGACTTGCAGACGGACGGCGGGACATGGCAGACAGTCCTCAATACCAGTGTGACCGGGAAAACGACCTCAGGTTATGAGCATAGCCACCGTATTGATTTACCTCAGGCGGGCAGCACCTGGACAATCAGACTACGCAAAATTACCGCTGACGCCAACAGCGCGAAAATCGGCGACACGATGACGCTACAGAGCTTCACTGAGGTGATTGATGCGAAATTGCGATATCCCAACACCGCGCTGCTGTACATTGAATTCGACTCCAGCCAGTTTAATGGTTCTATACCTCAGATCTCCTGTGAGCCTCGGGGCCGCGTTATTCGGGTTCCTGATACTTACGACCCAGAAACCCGCTCTTACAGCGGGACATGGACCGGGGCGTTTAAGTGGGCATGGACGGATAACCCTGCGTGGATATTTTACGATCTGGTTGTTTCTGACCGGTTCGGCCTCGGTCACCGTTTGACTGCTGCTAACATCGATAAATGGACGCTTTATCAGGTCGCCCAGTATTGCGATCAGATGGTGCCGGACGGTAAGGGTGGCGATGGAACAGAACCACGCTATACCTGCAACGTGTACATCCAGGACCGAAACGACGCTTATACAGTCCTGCGTGATTTTGCGGCCATATTCCGTGGCATGACGTACTGGGGGGGCGATCAGATCGTTGCTCTGGCCGATATGCCCCGTGATGTGGATTACAGCTACACGCGCGCTAACGTTGTTGGCGGTCGCTTCACCTATTCAAGCAGCACCACGAAAACCCGCTACACTACAGCGCTGGTTTCATGGTCCGATCCCGGTAACGCCTATGCTGACGCGATGGAACCCGTATTCGAGCAGGCGCTGGTGGCGCGGTACGGCTTCAATCAGCTGGAAATGACAGCCATCGGCTGCACTAGGCAGTCAGAGGCGAACCGAAAGGGGCGCTGGGGTATTCTCACCAACAACAAGGATCGTGTTGTTTCGTTTGATGTCGGGCTGGACGGAAACATTCCGCAGCCGGGCTACATCATCGCCGTGGCAGACGAGCTGCTTTCCGGAAAGGTTATGGGCGGCCGCATCAGCGCCGTTAATGGTCGCGTTATCAAACTTGACCGTGTAGCTGATGCAGCAGCAGGTGATCGCCTTATCCTCAACCTTCCCTCCGGAGCGTCACAGAGCAGGACCATTCAGGCGGTTAACGGGGAATCGGTCACAGTCACCACCGCATACAGTGAGACGCCTCAGGCCGAAGCTGTCTGGGTTGTTGAGTCAAACGAACTGTACGCACAGCAGTACCGTGTTGTGAGCGTCACTGATAACGATGATGGCACTTTCACCATTACCGGTGCATGGCACGATCCGGATAAATATGCCCGAATCGATACCGGAGCCATCATTGACCAGCGGCCGGTGAGCGTGATCCCGCCGGGCAACCAGTCGCCGCCTGCGAACATCGTGATCAGCTCGTTTTCTGTGGTGCAGCAAAATATCAGCGTCGAAACGATGCGCGTGAGCTGGGACCAGGCGCAGAACGCTATCGCCTATGAAGCGCAATGGCGCCGCAACGACGGGAACTGGGTTAACGTGCCGCGCAGCTCCACAACGTCATTCGACGTACCGGGGATATATGCCGGGCGCTACCTGGTGCGCGTGCGCGCAATCAATGCCGCAGAAATCTCGTCCGGATGGGGCTATTCAGAAGAGAAAACGCTGACGGGGAAAGTGGGCAATCCGCCGAAACCGGTCGGCTTCATCGCTTCCGATAATGTGGTATTCGGTATCGAGCTGAGCTGGGGATTCCCGGCGAACACCGACGACACGCTGAAGACGGAAATTCAGTACAGCCCGACCGGGACGGAAGACGATGCGATGCTGCTGGCAGACGTACCCTATCCGCAGCGCAAGTATCAGCAGATGGGCCTTAAGGCAGGGCAAATTTTCTGGTACCGCGCGCAGCTGGTGGACCG